TTTACAGGGCTTTGGTTTTAGAAGATAACCAAGTCCCAGAGGAAACAAAGGAGATTATTCAGAGCATGGTAGATAGTATTATCAATAACCAAGAATAATATGGAAACACTACAAGAAACAAAGAATAGAATGGAGAGAAGAATGCAAGAGTTAGCTAATCCCGACATTAAAAGGTTAAGAAAGATGTCAGAAAACGGAGTAGCTATGGGTAACGTATTATTAGACGCTAAGTATGGGCTAGGAGATTATAAGGAATCTGATGCAGGAGAAGCACCAGAGGGTAATTAAATAAAAATATGAATTTAGCAAAAATACAAAAAGAGCTTAAAGCACCGAAGAGCAATCTTAATAAATTTGGGAATTACAAATATCGTAGTGCAGAGGACATACTAGAGGCAGTAAAACCCCTCCTAGAAGGCTCCACAATCACTCTCACGGACGAAATGGTGCAAGTAGGGGAAAGATACTATGTAAAAGCCACAGCAACGCTTACAAGCGAAGATAAGAGTTTCTCCACTTCAGCCTACGCTAGAGAAGCAGAAACTAAAAAAGGAATGGACGATGCCCAGATAACAGGTAGTGCATCAAGTTACGCTAGAAAGTATGCTTTGAATGGATTGTTTGCCATTGCTGACAATGATGACCCAGATAGTACCAACAAGCATGAGGTCGAAAAGCCAAAAGAAGTAAGTAACGAATCAATTATTACTAGAGACGACTCAGCATTTTAAATAACATGAATAAAATAGTGACAGAAAAATACTGTAAGTGCTCAAATAAAACAGAAATAGGAGAGATTGGTGAGCCAGAACACCAAGCAGACCAACACCAAGAGTGGTTGTATCAGAAAAAACTTTATCAATGCAAAGATTGTAAAACAATAGTAATAAAATGAATAAAATATCAATAACACTGGACGTAAATAAAGTACCAAAGGATAAGGTTGTGGAGAGAAGGTATTTCGACAGGGAAAACAATGAAGTAGCTGTAAGAGAACTAAAACTAGACATAATTCAACTTAAAGAACCAAGGGTAATCAAGGAAGGTGCGGACTGGATTATGAAAAAGACTCACTTTGTAGCTATTCCACAAAGCAAAGAGGAGAGAGAGGAAGGGAAGAAGGGCATTATCTTGGGAGACGGCATAACCTTTGAATAAAAATGACAGTATTCCAAGCAAAATCAAGTGGAGTAGGTTTAGACTTAGGAAGTGATTACAATCGTGCAAGATTTAAAGATTGGCTAAAGAAAAATGAGGGTGTGCCTTTAAGGATAGAAACATCACTTAACCCAGTGTCAGACAACATGAGAGGGTATGTGTTTAATGCCTTGATTCCCTTTATGAGAGGACTAGACTATGGATGGAATTCGATAGAGACAGATGAGGATATATACGAAGTCTTAAAACTACAGTTCAATTTCAAAGAAATAACAAACCCAGTAACAGGAGAGAGGCAGAGAGTTGGTCAATCTACTCTAAACAAGTCATGTAGAAACAAGTTAGCGATGGAGTTTATCATGAGAATAGCTAACTATGTGATGGACAATTATGGTCAATCTCTACCAGATCCAGAGGAATATAAAGGTAAAAAGGAAGATGAAAGTTTAGAAGTTAATCCTAAATATTTATGAAAACATACGATATAGTTTTAAATAAACTAGAAGACGATGTAAACTTCCGCGAAAGACGGAATAAGTGGAATGGAATAGCTGAAATACTAAAGGATAAGTATAGAGAGATAAACGCTGATGTCCTTGTAGAAGCAGAGAGCATGGCGAGATATTGGAGAATGATTTTACAAACTAACGAACATTTGAGGGGCTTTGACTACTACACCAAGAAGGAAACAGAGCAGAGGCACAAGATGAGTTTAGGCTACGAGGTAGGGTACAAGCAGGATATTAAAAAACAAAACACTTTAATTTAAAAAATATGGAAGAATTTTTAGGACACTCAATAGGATATTGGTTAGAACTACAAAAAAGAGTAGACGAAAAAGATGTAAAAAGGGGTGCAGATATAGAAGAAATAGTGTGGCTAAGGGGCAAAATTAGCTACTACGAGTCAAGAATGAAAGAAATGCAGGAAGTATCGCTACGCAAAACACTTTAATTTAAAAAATATGATAATAATATTACAAGCGATATTTTGGTTGTTAGTGGGAGTATTGGCATTCATAATTGGATGGTCAATTGGTTCTATTATGGAATCGTATAAGGAAGAAAAAAGGAGAAAAGAAGAAGATGAAAAACCTATACTAATCTATACTGAAATGAAAAACAAGGTAATTTGCGAAACATGTAAATGTTGGCTAAGTAAAGAAGATGCACAGAGGGTTCATGTTATTGCTTATTGGGATGATTATTTTTACTATTGCCGTTCTCACAAAAAACCTTACGCTAAGTTAGTTATTGGAGATGACAGAAAAGATAAAAACCTTATACAATATTATCGAGAAGTTGAGGTAACAGAAGACGGAATCCCAGTAGGATATAAGAAGATAAAGAATGATAAACGTAAAGATTAAGCCTCTTTCAGTAAATGAATGTTGGAGAGGGCAAAGATTCAAGACACCTAAATACAAGCAGTATGAAAGGGACTTGGGGTTACTCCTTCCGAAACTTAAAAGCCCTAAAGGAAAGATACAGTTGTTTCTTGAGATAGGTTTATCAAGTAAGAACGCTGATATAGATAATCCCGTAAAACCATTTGTCGATATTTTACAGAAAAAGTATGGATTCAACGATAAGCAAATATACGGTATAGAATTAACAAAGAAAGACGTTAAAAAAGGAGAAGAATATATAACATTTGAAATGTATGACTATTAAATTTAAAAAAGGAGATAAAGCAAAATACACAGAAACAGTGGTCGAAACTGTGTATAAAGATATTAAAGTTACAGTGCTAGAACATAAGAGGGCTTATGGGCATGATACCTACCTAGTAACTGACGGAAATAGGGAGTGGTGGGCTAGAAAATTAAGTAAATAAGTGTTAAAATAAGTATATGAAATATCTACCAAAAACTATAGCAGTATTGCTATTAGCAGGGCTAGTTTACTTAGTAATTTTACAGATAGGGAAGACAGCTAAAGAGCCAGAGGTGCAGAAAACAACACCTAAATTCGAGGTTATAACAGCAAAGACAACACCACTAGATTTAAGTTTATTCGATACTAAAGGAAAATAATATGGAAAACTCGGACAAACAAAAGACACTCGTAGATTACATAGAAGAAGGCTATGATGATTTCGGCCCATCTAGTGTAAATATGGCTTGGGCGGGAGTATTGGCCGAGCAAGTAGACGAAGTGAATATGACAAAACCGGAGTTTCAGAGTTTTTGCCATTGTTTTCTTGCAGGTGATATTTTGCCTTACAACTGGGATAGGAAAACATTTATGGGAATTAAAATTACAATAATATGAAAAATAAACTGATAAAAGATTTAGAGGAGTTGCGTGATAATGCTTTATTTGAGTCAGAAGAAGATGAAGATACTATTGAACATGTAGACATGAGGGCTTCTAAAGTAAGGGGAATGCTCACAGAAGCAATTAAGTATATTCACGAACATTAAAAGGTCTAACCCCTAAATATATTAAACAACAGTAATGCTTAACTGGATAAGAGAATGGTTCAGAGATGTAAAGTTAGGGGCAAAACGTAGCTCTGGCTGGAGGAAAGTTAGAAATGACTTTGTAAAAGCAAACCCTACTTGTGCAGTATGCGGGACAAAGAAGGACTTAGAAGTTCATCACATTAAAGATTTCTCAAACTACCCAGAACTGGAGCTAATAAACACTAATCTTTTAACCCTTTGCCACAACGAACATTTCCTATTTGGACATTATAAAAACTGGCGACTAATCAACAAAACTATAATGGAAGACACTAAAACATGGAGAAGAAAGCTAAAAAGAGCTAAAAACAAGGAATTACCAGATGATTGGTGCGGTGTAGAATAATAAATAACATGGAACATAAAACAGCATTAAGATTAAAAAAAGCAGGGTTTCCTCAACATCTAGTCAAGAGCTACTATAGTTCCGATGTCTGGATAAGACATATTAAAGAGGACAAATGGTATCCAGGTACAAAAAAACCATTGCTTGTATTAGAAGACCACGGAAGAACAAAGCCTTATAAATGGCCTATGTTTTCATACCAAAAAGGGTGGGATTGGGAAAACTTTGTTTACTGCCCCACAACAGATGAACTAATTGAAGAGTTGGGGGAGAGATTTGAAGAGTTAAACAGAATCGGACACGGAGGTAAGTCTCCTAAATGGACGGCCACTTCTTATTCTTGTGAAGAATGTGGTATCGAAAATATGGAAATAGGAAGTGGAACTACTCCCCAAGAAGCCCTAGCAAATCTTTATTTAAAGTTAAACGAAAAATAATATGGATAAAACAAATGAAAATAATAAATGAAAAACCCCCTAACTACTTAGATATCTCACTAAGCCTTTCACTTACAGGCTTTCAACCTATCTTTGCCTATGGAGATACTTTGTATAATCCACATGAATTAGATATACCAGAGGATGTTATGTATCACGAGAACATACACTGTACTCAACAAGGAGATAACCCTACTATATGGTGGACTAAATACATGTTAGATTCAGACTTTAGAGAAGATCAAGAGGTAGAAGCTTTTGCAGGACAGCTTAATTTCATAAAGAAGTACTACCCAAACACAGCAGTAAAGGAAGCAGAGGAAGAAATGGCTAGTAACTTATCAAGTAAACTTTACAATCTAGGTATATCAAGAGAACAGGCTAAGACAGCTATTAGAATTAAAGCAAAAGATATGGTATAATGAAGGTATAAAGGTTAAGATTCTCTGAAATCAATTCAAAAACAATAATATTATGGCAAGAGGAGGGAAAAGAATAGGTGCCGGTAGACCTAAAGACTCAAAGGAGAAACAAACACTTGTAAAGGAACAAGCTCTTTTAGTAATGAGAGAGATGGTAATGAAGGAGATCGGCCCATTAACCGATGTTCTAATAAAAAAAGGTAAAGATGGAGATATACAAGCTATAAGAGAACTGTTTGACAGAGCCTTTGGTAAAGCACCTCAAGCTATTACTGGAGAAGACGGAGGCCCATTACAGATAGTATTTGATGAATCATTCAAGCATAAAACCAACGTATAAGATTTGTGATTTCTGCGAACAAGAAAAAATGCAACTACACACTAAACAAAAAGAAGTTAATTTCTCTGATGCTCGTTTTAAAGTCATAAGGGCGGGGAGAAGGTCAGGTAAGACATCTTTTGAGATTGAGCAACTATTGTTTAAAGCGACAATAAAATCAGGCAGAAATTTGTTTTACATAAGTCCGAATCAACGTCAGAGTAGGAGTATTATATGGGAAGCCTTAAAAGCTAGGCTAGGTAGTATAGGAACAGTAAATGAGAGTAGACTAGAGGTAACCGTACCAACTCAGGACGGTGGAAAATCTAAAATCTTTATAGGGGGTTTTGAAAACAGAGAGAACTTTAGAGGACAGTCTGCTCATCATATTACCTTTGATGAGTTAGACACCATGAAAGACTTCTTTATAGGTTGGCAAGAGATATTCAGACCAGCTTTGATTGACACAGGAGGTACAGCTGACTTCATCGGAACACCTAAGAAGGAAAACCCTAATTTACAAAGACTTGAGAAAGAAGGTTTGTTGGATGAAGAGTGGGCTAACTTCCATTTTACTACTTACGATAACCCACATGTTCCACCAGAAGAGGTTAAGAAAGCAAAGAAGGAGCTAGACCCCCAGACATACAAGCAGGAGATTATGGCAGAGTATGTTGAGAATCAAGGTGCCCTATTTAAATACACAGCTCTAGTGGATATGTTCTCTAACACCATCACTAAGTCAGAGGAGAAGTATTTGATTGTAGACATAGCAGATGATGGTTCAGACAAGACTATTTTCAACTTCTTTCAAGGTTTAGAGAGTTACAGGATAGAAGCCTTTGAGAGACTTAATACCGAGGCAATCATCAACCAGATAAGAGAATACGCATCACAAGACAGAATACCTTACTCGCAGATAGCTGTAGATGCTATTGGTGTAGGGGCTGGAGTAGCTTCTTCTTCCATGTTAGACGGAATAGTAGGCTACAAGTCCTCATATTCAGCAATCAGGACTGATATAGACCCTGTTAGACTACCTAATGTTCACTTCACGAAGGAAGCACCACTAACATCAGACTATAAAAACCTACGTTCACAGTGTGTATTCATCCTTTCACAGCTAGTTAATGATCATAAGATGGCTTGTAAGGTAGAAGATGTAAGGATTAGAGAGAAGATTATTGAGGAACTAGCTCTGTATCAAGATGCATCAAGCGGTGACGGCAAGAGAATGGCAACACAGAAGGATGACATCAGAGAATTACTAGGAAGGAGTCCAGACTTCTCAGATACTTTCCTTATGCGTATGTACTTTGTGGTTAAAGAGAAGATGCTACCAAACCAGAGTGAAGAACAAGCTAAGATTTCACAGAAGATTCAACAAAACTTCTTACGGAACATGGAAAGACAACACTTGAACGACACTAAGTAGGTTGACTAATAAATTCATGGTATAATATATCCATATGATTGAATCTATACACGAGATAATAAGAAAGTCAGAACAAAATTACACAAGTGGAACAACAAAGCTCGGTGAGTACGTTGATTGGTCAATGCACGACACTATCGAGAGAATATTTGCTTACTTAAACTCTAAGCATATGCAAGGGGATAAGGATGCACTAGGAAGAGACAAGCCCTTTTTTAATATAGTAACCGCAGCGAGGAATGTTTGGTATAGGGCTACAGATATAGACAGGAAAGATATTATCATCAGACCAGACAATACAGCAGATACCTTTGCTACTTACGTTTTAACCCTTCTACTCCAAGATTGGATGAAGAGAGAAAGATTCGGAGTATTCTTGAACCAGTGGGGTAGATCTCTAGCTGATTATGGTTCAGTAGTAGTTAAGTTTGTAAAGAAAGAAGGTAGACTAATCCCTTCAGTAGTTCCTTGGAATAGACTGATTGTTGATCCAGTAGACTTCTATTCACTTCCTGTTATCGAGAAGTTCTACAGAACACCAGCACAACTACGGGCTAACAAACAGTATGACCAAGAAATTGTTGAGGGATTGATTGCTTCAGTAGTTTCTAGGAAGACGATTGATGGAGACAGCAAAGATAATCAGAATGACTTTATTGAACTATACGAAGTACATGGAGAGCTTCCAATAGCCCTTCTCAAAGAAGATGAGGACATAGTGGATGAAGATGAGACAACGTACAGACAACAAATCCATGTAGTCTCATTCACACAAAACAATGTAGGTACTTACAATAACTTCACGTTGTATCAAGGTAAAGAAGAGAATCCTTATATGATTACTCACTTGATTGAGGAAGATGGAAGAACTCTAAGCATAGGAGCTGTTGAATCACTCTTTGACCCTCAATGGATGGTAAACCACTCAATGAAGAACATGAAAGACACCACAGACCTTGCTTCAAAGCTTATCTTTCAGTCAGCAGACCCACAGTTCGTAGGTAGAAACATCCTTAGTTCAGTGGAAACAGGAGATATACTAACTCATTCACCGAACAACCCATTAACACAGGCTAATACCTCGAAGGTAGATATAACTTCAACTCAAGCCTTTGCAGATCAATGGAGAGTGCTAGGACAGGAGATAACATCAACACCAGATGCTATACGAGGTAATACAATGCCTTCAGGAACTCCTTTTGCTCTCGGTGCTTTCTTAGGTGAGAATGCTAACTCTCTCTTTGAGATAATGGTGGAGAACAAAGCTCTAGCCTTAGAAGATATGTTAAGGATGTACATTATCCCTCACTTCAAGACTAAGCTAGATAACAAAGATGAAGTAATGGCAGTCCTTAATGACCATCAGATACGACAGATTGACTCTATATATTTACCGAATGAGGCGATAAAGAGAAGTAACGAGAAGGTCAAACAAATTATCCTTTCAGGTGGGGTTGTTTCTCTAGAGATGCAAGATGAAAGCATCGCTACAGAGGAACAGTTCCTTCAAAAATCATTAGCAGACTTAGGCGATAAGCGTCCAATTAAGCCAGATGAGCTTGATAGTAAGAGCTGGAAGGAGGTATTTAAGGATATGGAGATGAAGGTCGAGGTAGGCATCTCCAACGAGTCTGTAGATAAGAGAGCAATGTTGACTACACTAGCAACATTGATTCAAACTATAGGAACTAATCCTGCGGTATTGCAAGACCCTAACGTTAAGTTGTTGTTTAACAAGACACTTAGCCTTACAGGAGCGGTATCACCAGTTGAGCTATCATCAATATCAGCTACACCACCAGTAGCACCAGAGGCTCAACCAGCACCAACAGCACAACCAGTAGTATAATAATTAACATCTAACATAAAAAATATGGATAACGGAAGACAAATGAGATTCACACCAGAGGAAATGACTTTGCTTACAGCAACATTCAAAGACAATTTACCCCTGTTAAAACTTCTAAGGAAGGTATTTTTACCAGAAATAGACCCACAAGCTCCACTAGGACAAACAGTTGACCTATGGATGACAGTTGATTTAGACAACTCTACACCAGAGGAAGCTCTTAGAAACTTAAAGGCTAGAAATTCTTTAATCTCTCACGTAGAGCAAATGATAATGCAACTACATATATTAGCTACTGCACCAGCAGAGACTAAGGCAGAGAAAAGAGAAAGAATGGCGAAAGATTCTACAAAATAGTT